CAAACTGATAAACCTCATCAACGCCTGCTTTTCTGAAGACATTATTTACATTATCAGCATCTCGCAAATCAAACACTCCCTCATTCAGGGCGTCCTCATGTACCTGATACCAATCCTGTGTGTGCTTGATGTCCAATGCTACAACTTTATACCCTTCATCAAGAAGGCGTTTTACCATGTGGCCTCCGATAAAGCCACCCGCTCCACATACTATTGCTTTTTTCTTTTTCATTTAAATAAACTCCTTATGAGTGAGAGTTGTCGAGAGAGCTTCCCTTTTCTTTTCTAACTCTGCGAGATACTCCTCGTTACCCATGTTATTATAGATCTCCCAGACCGCTTTATTACTTTCATGAGGTTTGCAGAGTTGTGTGCAATTAGAAAAGCACTCTTTCTCCTCGATAAGATGCATTACCTCTTGCTTCTTTTGGATATTTCCCCAGATATCTGAGAAGGATTGTTCTTTCAGAGATCCATAACTATATTGCTTATACCCTCTGTGATTAGTGCAAACATATACTTCCCCATCTGCTCCGATGCACGGTTGCACCTGTGAGCCTAAACACTTCTTATAAGTTCTTCCAAAGAACTCGGGGTCTTCCTCTAAATCAGAGAGCTTATAGCCATTTATTTGAAATTTGTCTCCAAGAATAGCCTTCGCTTCCTGTAAAAGAGGGTCAACCTCATTGTACCAGAAGTCCTGCTCCCTTTGGACTCCACCCTCACGCTCTCTATTAACAACCTCTGGTTTGAACTGGCAGTAGTCAACATCATACTCTGCAAATACTTTTGCAAAATCTACAATCTCTGTATAGGTGTCGGGAGTGATGACAAAGCCAACTCCAATATCAATCTTCTTACCTTTTCTTTTGTTTGTTTCGATCAACGTGGAAAGATTTGCTAACATGCGGTTCCAATCTTGACCATCCCTAGCCCTTCTAACAGAATTATAAGTCTCTTCTGTTCCTGCATCAATAGAGAATCTTACCCAGGTCATAGTATCTACCATAGTCTCAAATAAATCCCACTTGTCTAGCAACGTGCCATTTGTAAAAATGCCCATTTTAATATCAGAAGTTCCAATCAATTGCAGAGCCTCTTTAAACGCTGGGTTAATCGTAGGCTCTCCTCCACCAGTCCAATTAATAGCCCTCACCTTCATGTCGATTAATTCCTGACATAGATCGAGTAAAATCTTCTTAGACATAATGGACCTATCAAAAGTCTCCAGATGCTTAGACTCTGGAAGGTGAATATAGGAAGAGATACAAAAGTAGCAGCCATGATTACATGCATTACTTGGGTCAATCTCTACTAAAACAGGTGCAGGATTTTCTCCCTGTAAAAAACTTAAGACTCTATCTGAGTTTGCAATAATCTTGCTTTGGGGATAGAACATAATGGTATATTATTTTAATAAAAGGTAGCCCAAGAGTAGGGCTATTGAACAGAAAACTATTTTTCCAAAAAAAATAAGGTTGTTTACAAAATCACTGAACTCAAATGCCTCTTTCTGTTTGATTGGCATCCCAGAGTAATCTTTTTTTGGTATGAAGGGCCACATTAGTAAGGACGCAGGTATTTAGAGTATTTAGCTTTGTTCTTAAGGACATACTCAGGCAATAGCTCCTCTGGCTCAAGGTGAGAAAACACTGCTGCATCTCCTCGACACAAAGGGTCAGATAAATTATCAAAACAATGCTTGAGATAATCTTCAGGAATATGGTTAAACTCTGTGTGACCATAGTTTTGTATTTTGGTGAAGGCGTTTAAACCGTCTCCTAAGAAAGTGAAGTGCCAGCCTCCCTCGACCTCAAGAACTCCATCCCCTTGGCGACCTACCATCATGGTGTCGTAATACGTTTCAGGAGTCACCATCTTTCTTGTGAGGAAGGTAGTTCCTCTAAAAAATGGGTGAGTTAGTGTGGGGCTATGTCTATGATTAAATCTAGTATTGAGGTAGTAAATGTAAAACTTCTGAAGATTAGAGACTAATCCTCTCTCACTTTCATGGTATTCTTTTACATCTTTAGGATCAGGAATCTCGTCTAAAAACCCTACAAGGAGAGTGTCCTCTGGGTCGGCATCTTGAATACCTTTAAACGTAGATTCAGTTTGGTGGCGTTCGTTAGCCCACGAATCATCAGTAAACTCCTCCGCTGGCACAACGATGTATGTGATTTTATCTTCAAACTTTTTAAAACGCTCTCTGTTCTCTTGGAAGTAGAGAGGTTTAGGTTTGTTTTGGTGAGAGCATTCAGCCTCTGCAATTACAAAATGGTCCACTACATCATTAAGAGTATTAAGCCTTAACTCTAATAAATCAATCTCATTAAATAATATTGTGCAATCGTGTACTTTCATAATATGTTCTCCAAAAGGGCTCCTAAAGTTTTAGAGGTATTCTCCAAGTTTAAGTTCTGTTGATACCCCTTCTGAATATCCACAGGATCCAGCGTTAATGCCTTATTATAGGCATCTCTGGGCGTGTACTGTTCCGAGAAGATAAATAAATCTTCAGGAAGATCTGTAAACCCTCCATCCTCGTAGGTATTTCGATCCATATAGACAGGAATCCCCATGTTCAATGCTTTATTTACTGCGTAATAATGAATCCCTCCCACAGATTCATAAACAAACATACAAGTGTCATTTAATAGCTTCTCATCATCAACCACACTTCCTGGGTGATTACCTACTGAAATCATAATTTCGCCAAACTCATGTGCAGCAGAACTAGTAAGTGATGCAGGTGAAGAGTTAATAGTCACAACATACTTTGGGTTTTCTCGTATGGGTTTCGGCTCTACATAATTAGGAATATACTTTACTCCTTGATCTTTGCCAAAAGTAAGATGGTTTGTAACTAGTGTGGTGTTATTACCATACTTTATACGATGTAACCAATGGTGATTTCTAATATCCATTATTACTTTATGAGTACTCAAACTCTGTTGCCCTGCTACATCTCCATGAATAGTTACGATAACGTCATCATCTTCTACGTTAGAAACAAATTCGGGAGAAAAATTCCACTTGGAGATTGGAAATAGTTTTCCCGCAACATGAAAATGACCATCCCGTGTAGAACTAGAGTTGTCAGGCGTTAGAGTACGATTTAACATTTCATCTGCCACAACAACTTCATGACCTAAGTGTTGTAATGCCTCATGCTGATAGTACAAACAATCAGGGTGGTGGTTAATTAGTAAAAATCTCATACTTGATTTATAATAGTTTTGTTCCCATGGAATCCGAAAGAGTGGCCCATAAAAGGGTCAGTTGAAAATTGGTCAGCTATATGATCAGGTGCAAAACGAACACCAGCAGAGGTTAAAGCATCATAACTTTTGATGCAAAGAAAAGCATCTTCAGGAGAGTAGCCGTCATATGTCAACTTGGATGCCTCCTCCAGGAATTTCTTACTGCGTAAAGTGAAGCCTCCGTTCCCCACAGCGTTTTTACATTCCATATTTTCTGATGTGGCATACTTAATATGGGGATCGTTATGCCACCATCTCGCCCCCAGATAATCATAATCAAAGAAAGTATCGGACCACTTATCAGGATTAATAACAAATCCATCATTCTGGATAAGAAGCATGAAGTCTGTATCAATATGATCTTTAAGCTCTTTAATGGTGAACTCCTGACACTCCTCCCTGGTCATCTTCTTAGAATAGTAAAAGGTATCTTCTACAGGAAAAATCTTTTGAGAATATTCCATAGCTTTAAGCAAGCCATTGTCATCCCCGATCCCGTCTATCCCTACCAAAGTAATTGTTTTACTTCTTCCAGTACTCATAAATTCCTTTATCTAGTTCGTATTCTTCCCAAACGAACTGTCCTCGGTCAGGCTGTTCCTTGGCCCAGTCCCACATGATTTGTAGTCCTTCCTGCAATGACGTACTCTGGGCGTAGTCTAATAACTCTACAGATTTCTTCCATGTAGGGTGAGCTTCCTTTACTTCATGCCGTGCCTCTAAATAAACAGTGGTTCCACCCTTAATGACATTCCGCAAAGCTTCATTAGCTTCGTTGATGGAGTACGATTGAGTACCGCCCAGATTAATAATCTGCTTGGATGCTTTTTCTGAGGTAGCGGATTTCCATAAAGGAGCTAAACAATCATCAATAAAACTAAAAGCCCGTGTTTGTTCCCCATCACCAAAGATGGTCATGGGTTTCCCTCTTAAGTGCTGGTACATCCAGATGCCTAGCACATTCCTATACTTGTCCCAGATATTTTGCTTAATACCATAGACATTGTGGGGTCTGATGATACACCAGTCTAGGTTATGCTGCTCTCCTGCAATCATGATGTCCTGCTCACAGGCCAGTTTAGCAACACCATAAGGGTCGATAGGATCGGGCAAATCTGTCTCAGTAAAAGGAGGATTGCCCTTGCCGTAGACAGCCATGCTAGAAGTAAAGACCAGTCTATCTACAGAGGTTTTAATACACTCGTTTACGATGCGCGTAGTAGCGATAAGGTTATTCTTATAATTAAACTCCCTAACAAAAGGAGATAACCCTTCTGCTGCGTATGCAGCAAAATGGAAGACATAAGAAAACCCTTCTTTGAATAGTTCGGATAGATCATCAGTAACCAGATCTAATTTATGAAATTTTACTTTTTCATGAACATTGGTGATATCTCCACCACTTAAATTATCAATACCAAAAACTTCAGTCTCGGGGTGGTGTTCTACGAGGTAATCGGCTAATCGAGAACCTAGTAACCCCGCTACTCCTGTAATGCATACTTTCATTTTTTCTCTCCTACCACTATAAACGAGTGATTAAGATCTCTTTTAGATGTTAAGATGGAAGTAAATCCAAACTTTTCCATACAGCTTGCTACACTTTTTGCATCCAACACATGTAGATGCTTTCTATTGTTCCAAGGAAGCCAATACTCTTGATCTTTGTGAGGAAGATAAAGAAAAAGAATACCTCCTGTCTTTAATCTACTGGCCCAATACTCTAGAGTGTCCACCCAATCTTCTAAATGCTCTAAGCAGTGTGATGAGTAGATGTAATCCAGATCGGAAGGGAGTAGGTGTGCGTGATAGAGGTTGCTTGCATCTTGAATGTCTGCCCCAATGGCTCCTGGGAATTTCCATTCTTGTTTATGAAATCCAACGTCAACACCAACCCCTTCCTCTTTACAAAAATGTTTGGCAAAAGGTATCGCAAATTGAGACGCATTTCCCTGCGCTTGAAAGAGAGGGTAATCTTTCCCCCTAAAACTAATTACGTCCATCATATATCCTGTTCCATGTATCTGATGTAGTAGTGAAATCCTTTTTAGTGCTCAACAGAAATTTCTTACTGTCATCTATTTGATCACCCAATCCGTCCACAAAGCATTGGAGGCTGCTCTCTATGCAGTAGATGGCAGAAGCTTCGGTGATCACCTTATACCAGTCCAAGATATTATAGCCTTCCCTGGGGATACATCTTACTACATTATCATCTTTATCTTCAAGATCATAGGAGGCTCCGTCCGATTGATCTAAATGAGAAAAAATGTAAGCACCAGAAGGAGCAACAAGATCAAATAAACTATCCTCTTTTTCTTTATTCCTAGTCCAGGATAATCTACACTTTTCTTCAAATGGAACTTCAGCAATTCTATACTTCTTCTCTTCCACCGTCTCATCCTCAAGTCGAGGGGTGTTGGGTCTATCACCTAAGTTTAAATATATGGCTCCCATATCTTCTGCAAGGCTCTGTCCCATCATAATCCTAGAAATGAGCAGAACCTCTCTGGGGTCTGAGTGAGCGACGAGAGCTACTTTAGGGAGTGGTATAGGGGTTACATAAGAAAACTGTTCTACTAACGATAAATGTTCTGTGCCTATAGGCCAATAAACATCGTGTCCTTTATCAGCGTAGTGCTTCGCAATAGGCGCACAAATAAGTATGTCCCCAAAGGCTCCTGGCTGTCCGATGAATACTTTCATTTTTATGATAAATACTTCCTGTAAATATAGTCTTCTGGTACTTCCATGGCTTTTGCTCTTTCCAAGTTGTCTTTCACTGCGTCAAGTCTGGAGAAGTACATTTCTTCAGATAACTCGTCAATTTGATCAGGGCTCTCCAACATAATGATGCCGTCTATATTAAAATGATCTCCAATAAAGGGGTCTCCAATATAAACAGGAATAGTTCCTGTGGCAAAACAATCCAAAAGCTTCTCCGTGAAGTAAGACGAGTACTCCCCATTCTCAATGGCTACAGAAAACATATAATCACACAACCCATCCTCTTTGGTTTCAATCTCCTGGAATCCCCGTCCATATAAATCTACCTTATCTTTTAATAAAGCTACCCATTGAAGACGTTGAATGTGTCCCATGCACATGGTCTTATTTGAGGAGATCATGGATACTAGTTTGCTTTTAGGGTAGATCTTTGCCTCTTTGATCCAGAACCCACATCCTGGCACAAACTGAAACTTATCGTCCAACTCTAACAATTCTTGGTTATGGGTAAAAATTAAATCGAAAGTATCCGTGTACTTCTTATGATCCTCTTTAACGCTCTGAACAATATCAGGCGTAATATGTTGAGACTCTAAAAGCCAGCCATACTTCTTCTTACTTGTGGTGTCATGAAAGGCATGATCAAGAGTCCTGTCAATATAGAACGTCTCTTCGGCTCCTGAAGGAACCCATTTAATATGCTTGGCTTCTTTCCCATGCACAGAGTAACCTTTGTTCCCTCCCGTAAGATGAGTAAAGGTGTTACCAACTAAGTTATACGCTTTCATAGTACTCAATGATTTTTTTCAATTTGGTAATATTTTGCCTCAGTACGTCAAAGTTCTTTTTTAAGGGTTCAAAAAAGATTCTATTTGGATAATTTAATTCATCATAAATAGAGTTCTCTTCTCCAAAGTGGGCTCCAATATGAAGAACTCCTTTAACATTCATTTTATACTTATCATGCAAATTCTTTAGATCTAATAACATTCTATAATCTCTCCCATCTTTTAGGAATAATATCTCTAGGCTCCAAGTTAGACTCTGGGCCGAACCAAGTTTTAGGAGCAATGATTTTTCCTGTGGTTTGCGATAGCCATGCTCCCCACCAACTGAAAGTACTATTTGCCAAAATATGATGGTGGCAGTTAGTCATGGTGTAAAGATCCATGTAATCTTCGGAAAACACGGAAAAAGAAAAGTCTTTATCAAATGTTTTCTTACACCACTCAATATCATCAGAGAAGACAATCACTCTATCTTTGTCCTCAATAGAATCTAAAGCGTCACGATAATACTCAGGGCTTGCTGTGGGGTGAATTCCTGGATTTTGTAGGTAGTCCCCACGCCTCACATGGAGAGAGACAACCTTTTCGTCTTTTAAAAACGGATACTGCTCTTCAATTTTATCTTGAATCTCGGGGGTAACACTAAAAAGATTAGCTATTTCCTCTTTACTATCTTCAAAGTATTTTTCACTTTGAAAGTATCCCATTAAAAAAATGTTATCTACTTGAGGAATTGGATTGTATTGATGGCCTTGCTCATTGTAGAGAACACAATTTTGAAAATCAGCTTGAGATCTACTATCAACCTTTCTAAGTATATTATCTTTATAGGTAGAAATATTATTACCTTGAAGAGGCAGAAAGTGCTGCCCTTCAACAACCGCAAAAGAACTGCCCACTCGCTTTGCATGGGCGACTCCTGCTGCAACCTGAAAGAGCTGGTTTCCTAACCCACCTTGTATGAAACTTCCAATCATAGTGCTGTATATGGTGTTTGCTGTGCAATCTCTAGAGCGCATCTAACCTGATCGGTCAAATCAGCTTTATCCTCATTCAAAGGATTATCTCGATTGTAAACGTATAAGACCTCATCAATGAATTCAATCTTATCTCCAGACAACTCAAGCATAGGACAAAGAATTGCTACGTCAGTAGCCGAAGTAAACATTTTACCATTTGAATCAAGTAAAGAGTCTACCTTAATCTTATCCCATAAGAACTTTTTGAATGTTCTTAGGTGAGAGAAGCACCACCCACCTTTTACGATATGAAGACGGATTGGTATTTCCTCTCTTCGTGGAGTGCATACAGATTTACTTCCATCAGTTGCTTCATAATTTCCGTAGGTCATCCAGCATCCCGTCTCATTATAGACTGTGTTGAGTCTTTCTAAAACCTTATCATGGGATAACCAATCATCACCGTCTAGGTGTACATAAATATCCTCATCATCAGCATTTCTACCCAGAAGTTCGGCCCCCGTAATATGGCTGTGCATGATGCCCATTCTATAGTCCTTTTTTACAACTTTAAATCTAGAATCTCCTCTAGTTTCTTGAATAGCAATCTCTAAAGTTTTATCTGTAGAACCATCATCTACAATGATATGCTCATAATTTGAATAGGTTTGTGCCTTGACGGAATCAATACACTTTTTTATCCAATCTTCGCTATTGTAAACGGGAGTTACGATTCTAAAACAGTTTTCCATCTCTCTAATATCTCCTCATCAGTCAGGATCTCAGGATTGTTCTGTACGCCCCTGTAAGGCACTCCAGCGAGCTTGCACTCAGCCTCTACAAGTCCATAGGTCTCTCGCTTCGAGGCGTGGTATACAGCCTCTACAGAGCCATACATAGCCTCCTTGTCGTCTACATGGTTACATACCTCGACTACATCAGAATCATAGACTGCTATCCTCTGATTATAATACTCTAAGTCAGTAATTTGTCCATATAAAAGAACTTTTTGAAAACCATCTTCTAGTGCCATTTCTACTGCTTTGTGAGTCTGCTTGTGCTCATCAATGCTGCCAATAACACCAGCAGTAACATTCTTTGGGTTATGCCATTTAATCTTTTCTACGCGAGGAGGAATAATCTTAAATGGATGATTTATACCATGCCACTCTCTTTGGAAATTACTTACATATTGAATAACATCGTACCCCGCCGTAGGAATCTGTTGAAGCGGAAATAGGTTAGTCTCATGGCAACTTAGGATATGCTTCTTTACATTCGTAGTCGCTACTTGAATGAAGTGACTAATAAGAATATCGTGGACATTTAGTTCGCACTCACTAATATGCCCAGATTTACATTTATCCCTATGCCAATCATGAGGTCCATAAAAGGTGCAGTCATACCCATTAGCATTTAACAAATTAGTTAGACCTATGTGGTGTACGGTGCTGCCGCCAGGATTGCTCCACCCACTAACTATTTTGACTTTTTGGTTGGACATTTACTTTCATTACCTCTCTGTATAGATCGAGTCGATACTTTGCTACTTTATTCATATCAAAGTTCTCTTCTGTTATTGAGTGTAGATTCTCCCCCATTCTTTTTATTAGACCAGGGTTCTTGGCAACCTTCGTTAATATTCGAACCCACTCGGAAATACCTTTCTCTGGGTCAATGAGGAATCCTGTCTCCCCATCAACAATCCACTCATCATAGCATCCTACATTGGAAGCAACAAGAGGGACTTTATAACGTCCACACTCTGCTACTTTAATCTCTGATTTGGAGTCGTTAAAGTCGTTCATTTCAAGAGGAGCAAGAGCTACGTCCATGTTTGTAAAGAACTGCCCATAACGATCAGGGTGGAGAGCATAGTGAATATTGTAGTTCCTTGCTCCCTTGAATCCTCGCAGAATAATGTCTTGGTACTTTTTCCAAACGTCATACTGCCAGTCTCCTTTTGGCGTCTGTGGAGGTGGGTGTCCGTAGAAGTCCCATCTTACATTCTCTCTACCAACTCTCTGGTTAACGAAGTGAGGAACCCCAGAGAAGTATCGTAGGTCTTGTTCGTGGTGAATACCCCCTGCCCAACCAAAGCGCGTATAGTTCTTCTTCTTAGTAGGTATCCTTGCCATATTCCAACAAGGAAGGTTGTAGTCGATACAGTTTTTAATAACTGCTAGGGCACCACCAGGACCAATATAAGGCTTAATGCGGTCTGCGAACTTACGCTGAGTTACTGTTACAAGGTCTGAGTTGTTGTAGATGAACTTTGTTATCTCCTCAAGACCCTTCTCTTTGTAAACTCCGTAGAGCCTGTGCCCCTCATAAATGTTTGTTAGAAGATCATCAGTATCGTAGTGGACAAACTTACCAAACTCTTTGGCCTTACCTACAATGCGAGCAGTATAGTTTCCTCCAAAGTTTGATAGGTTTTGCGTGAACACAATATCAGCCCACTTCATGTCAGCAAAGTCCCAACCCTGCTGCCACGCTCCAGTCTTCTCGTCAATACCGAGAGGGTTCTTGTTCCATCGTATCTCAACCTGATCGGGAAATTGCTCTTCGAGCTTCTTCATAGGTGCGATAATACGATAGTAACTACATCCGCCTAACTAGCCCTCGTTAGCAGGAACACAAAGTATTCTTAACTTTCCATTCCGTGCTAACGAGGAGGAGTCTCCTGTTTTGTTTTCCATTTGTTATTTCTTTTTTGTATATAAGGAAGAACGCAAGGCCGCCACTCTTCCAGAAGTTTCGTATTCTTTCCACCAATGCCCCTATTACATGAAGCACAGGAAATAGCAAGGTTATCCAGTTGTTGCGTACCCTCTCTACATAGTGGTACAATGTGCTCTAAGTCGTACGCTCCCTCTATTATAGAGGAGCAGTATTCACAAGTAAAAGAAGAACCCCCGAAAGTTTTCAAGTTATAACTTTCTAGAAAAACAATAGAAGAAAGATGTAACGGTCCTGCCTTTTCTTTTCTTTGTCGTCTCCTCGCCTCTCTTACTTTTCTGCTTCTTCTATATTTTTCTGGGTTTTTTTTATTCCACTCTTCAATATATTCTTTTCTTTGTAAATATCGGATCGTTTTTACTAAAGGAGGTTCTTTCTTTCTCCGCTTTCTTTGGAGATGGGTTTCTCTTTTTCGTACTTCAGGACGACTTTTATATTCCTTTGCTCGTTTGCCTTGACATACCCTACATTCACTTTTTCTTCCAAACTTAGCATTACCTTTATTAAACAAAGTTAATGGCAAAACTTGGTTACACTTACTACACTCTTTTTCCATAAAAAAGCATCCTCCTTCTTATATAGGGAAGGAGGATGCTCTTTATATGTTATTTATTCAGACTTTCGGTTGTTTTTCTGCCTCAATGTCTGCTTCAGCAGCAGCCTCTGAGTTCTTACTTGTGTGAGATAGTCCAAGCGCAGCCGCAATACTCTTAGCAGCATCAGCTAGGTCGATCTTACCATCGTGAGGTGTAGCTTGTTTTACAGCGCGAGCATAGTTCTGGCGCTTACGTTTCGAGAGGAGCATAGCAATACCCTCCCAAGCAGCTAGACCAGGAATGAACGCTGACCCGATACCGAAAATAGTTTTTACGATACCCTCAGTTCCTTCTTCTGTAAGCTCACCACCAAGAGGAACATAAGTACCTCCCTCAACTAGATCACCACGGGTAGTCATTACAACCTCTTTGCCCTCTGGAAGAGCCTCTTGGATCTTGGCTGGAAGCTGCTCTACTGGAACGCGAGCGAACTCCCCTCCTGCAATAACTTGATCGTGAGTAGTGAATACTGTTTCGGGACCAAAAGCCCCCTCTCCTGTACCGAGACAGGAAGTAATACCTACCGCAAGGGATAGGCTAACCAATAATGTAATTAGAATGTTTTTCATAAATTAACTTTGAAGACGGGAAAGGTAGTCATCATCAGAAACATCTTCCTGAGATGCTGTCTGACTAGGCGAAGCGGTTCCCGTAAGCATACCAACCGCTTGCTTAACATCCTCATACTCCTCAAGCTTAACAAGCTCATGAATATCGTGGAGTGAGTCCATAACGGAAGCAACATCTTTTGCTGTTCCGAGAGGTGAGGACTTAGGACGAGGGGCGGATTGGTCGTACTTCGGCCATTGACCGTCCATCTCTTTTACGATCTTAAAATCGTGACCCTTTTCTACGTCAGTAATATCTCCAAAGTCCTCATCAAGCATTGCGCCAATGATTTTCTTAAAGAGAATAACTCCGATAGAAAGGATTTTTACATCACCTGATTCTCGATCAAAAACATTCATGTAGTAACGAGCGCGGGGCTTGATTTGACGAGCAAGAGCCTCGTCTTCCTTACTACCCGTTTTCCATAGGCCGTAGTAGAGATCGCAAAGGGGACAAGCCTCCCCATGAATCTTACGGCAATGGATGTTCTTTACCGAACCATCAGGTTGTGGAACCCGGTGAATCTTTGTCTCTGCGTAGAACTCTTTTTCATCATCCTTCCAAGGTAGAATGCGAACAGCATTAGAGCCTTCAGGGACTTGATAGAACTTCTGGAGGAAGTCTGAGTTGTTGTTGTTTGAACCGCCAGGGTTGTTAAGTTGTTCGTGCTTAAGTCGTAGTGCGTTAAGGTCGATAGCCATATTAGTTTCCTTTGTTGTTATTTGTCAGTGTGGTGTTCTATCCTATGACAATTAGAGCATAGGACAATACATTTTTGAAGTTCTTCTGTTATTTCTTGTTCAGTAGCCCTCGAAACCTTGTTGCCGATAGAGAATTTCTTGTCACCAACATGATGACAGTCTAGGGCAGCAGGGTGTTCATTATAGCCGCAACGGGTACATCCTTGCGACTTGAATTCATTTATTATCTTTTTGTTTTTAGAAGAACGCTCTCGGTTTAGTTCGTTCTCCCTAGCCTTCTTGGCCTCGTACCATTCGGGATCGGCTTCTTTTTTTTTGTAGTAATATTCCGAAAGCTTTTTATTTACTTTATCTTTATTATTAGCTCTATATTTAGCGGATTGTTGTCTGCTCTTTTCAGGATCCTTATACTTATAATTACATTCTTTACAATAAGACTTATATCCTGATTTTACAGCAGAACACTTATAGTATTCAGATAAGGGCTTCTTTTTTTGGCATTTAGTACAAATCTTCATACATTATATAGTTAGCAGAAACTAAAAAACTAGTTGAAAAGTTTAGTTTCCGCTCTTTTATTTGAACTAACTTGTACTAACATGTCTTTCTTTTGCTCCAATGCGCGAACAAGGCCCTTGAGAAGTTCGTATTTGAATGTAGCATCATTAACTTCAGTTAATGCCATCTGATAAGAGTCGTCAGCAAAAACAAGATCATCCAGATCCTTCGCCGTAAGCTTGCCAGTAGCAGAATGCTTATATCCAGAGCGGAGCTTCGCTGAAAGACGAGCAATATCAGCGTCGAGGTCATTCACTTGCTTCTTAGCAGCACCCATTAGTCCATAATAGTAGGAGTAGATGGATGCTTGTCGTAACATTTCGTTATCAATACTAAACTCATCGAATTTAACTAGGGCATCACTAATGTCTTTATAGTTTTCCCAAGTAAAATCGTCGAGGGACGCAATTAGTTCTTTCATAGTAGACTGTTAGGGGTTCTTTGGTGTCGGTCTATTATAGGAGGATGTTGGCGATTCTTGAAGAACTTTGGTCAGATAATTTGGGTCTTTTAGGTTGCTGGAGGTTACAGGCAAAGGTCTTGGGTTTGTGTTTTTGATTGGAAATATATTTCTATAATCTGACTCACTTAAATAATCAATAACCCCATTCTCGCTTATAGCAATATAATTACCTGCTTTTCTAGAAATTCCTTGAACTGGATTAGTAATTCCATCCTTAACTAATTTAAATTGATAGCTAATTTGGTAAAATTTTCTTCCCTCAGATTCAGAAATAACTTTACTAGGAGTAACAAAAGTCCACGAACCGTTATAATAAATTGATAATTGTGTATATGCGTCAACCATGATTCTCGTTTAATATCTCAAATAGTTTAGGGTTAAGGTTCATGAGCAGAAGAAACCCACGGGATATTAAAGTAGTCATATCTTCGTTTGTTCTGGGAATGACCTCATCAGTAACCTCATGTCCTCCTAGTCCTACCATTTCTAGTACAATATGGGTAAGTTCGTGGAGGAGGGTTTCTCTTGCTATCTCATGTTCCATTGTGCTCTCCAAGGCTAGGATACCTTTATCGAACTCTGTTACTCCATAACAAATATCCGCTCCAGAGCGCAAACCTTTCTTTATATTTAGTGTATAAAACCTGTAACCAGCATTTACAGATGTTATATTTTCTTCTACTAATCTATTTAGGATATTAAACTTATTTTTCATATTATGCGTTAAAACTATCTTTCTTTAAACCAGCAGCTAGAAACTCTAAAGAATCTTCCTCCTCTTCTTCTGCGTCACCTTCGGACATGGTTAAGGTTTGATAGTTGATATTCATATTTACCGAAAACCTAGGCTTTCCATTTCTAGACTTCATTACGAATGCTCTCATCCTCCCCTCATCAAACTCTTCTTCAGTCTGGTTTAGAGAGATAGCGAAATCACAAGTACGAATCTTTCCATAAGAGTCTCCAAGTTCGGCGTCAGTAATAACTTTTACCATTCGCCCCTGTCGGTTTGTTTGAGTAGCAGTCCAGACTAGGAAGTTGAACTCCATAGCAAGACCACGAAGCTCCTCAGCGATGCGCTGCTGTGCGTGGTACTCTTGTTGGATATCCCTAGTGGGACGCATAAGCTCTAGATAGTCCACAATGAGAACGTCAGGTTCGAACTCCTCATAGTTCTTCAACTGGACTAGAAGGTTTCTAATAGTGTTGATAGAAGCTTGTCCTGTCGGGAACTCCTTAATGACGAGTTGGCTGCCTGGGCACTTCTCTTGGAACATTTTCAGGCGCTCCATTACCTTAATTTGGCAACTTGGCTCCTTCAACTTGTTTTGGGAAATTAGTGTAGTGATGGAGTCGAACCTTTGCGCGATTTTGTCCTCACTCATTTCCAGAGAAACATAAAGAACTTTCCTGCCTTCCTTCATAGCCTCAACACCCTGGTTAACAAGATAGAGAGACTTTCCAACCCCAGGAGGAGCAACCACCATAGCAAGTTCTTTACAGCCCAAACCCCCCTCAAGAGAGTAGTTTAGGGAAGGGAGAACAGTACGATACTTTGTCTCATTCTTTTTATTAAATACTCGATCCCAGCGACTACCAATAGTGGTGAAATAGTCCTGACCAGTATCAACATCTCTACTAACGAGAAGAGCCTTCTTTACTAGAGCTTCTACCTCTTCTACCCTATTCTCCTTAATCAGGGAAATACTGGTAGCAATAGCATTCTTCATCTCCTCCTTTTTCGCAAACTTCTCAACCAAGTCTAGCATATATTCTGTGTTGCTAGTGGTTGAAGTGTCTACGTTGGAAATGTAAGAAAGTTCGTCCTCGTAGTCAGAGACGTTTTCCTTTGGACCCAGTTTTGTTTTAACGTCCTGAAGGATGAAGTCGTCAGTAGGAAGCTTGCTGTACTTATCGTAGTGCTCCTTGATCGTATCAAATAGTTTTGAGTGAGAAGGGTACTCAAAATATTCTGATTTTACAAGGTTTACTATTTGTAGGTAAAAGTCTTTATTTGTTTTTAAGAGGTACAAAATACCCCTTTGAATGTTCTCGCTAAAGTCGTATGACATATTATTTACTTTTTTTAGGGTCTAGTTTTGCTTGCCCTGGGGTCTTGTATCCTAACTTGTTCGCATTATCATAGGCTTGATCGGCCAGTTTTTTTGCTCTTTCTATCTTATCTACTCTCTCAGAAGAAGATAGACGTTTTACTTTACCATCTTTTGCTAGTTTTTCATAGTTAATTTCTGCCTTCTTATAGCGAAACTCCCCATCATTAATTCTTTCTCTAGTTTCCTCAATGCTTCTGTGCAAAAAGCGGTTAGCAGAGTCCTTATCAAAACCTTTTTCTGCGTGCTTTTTATATCTAGCTCTTACAGTTTGAAAGTCTTTATCATCACCAAAAGATACTCCGATATTAGAGTTCTCCC